AGATTTAGTTGAAGTAGTCAATGGTAGAGTTAATATCATTGACTACAAGACTAATAAGGAGATTAAAACAGAATCATTTAAGAACTGGGAAGGAATGTCTGAAAAGATGTTACCACCAGTAGATCATTTAGATGACTGTAACTTTAATCATTATGCTTTACAGTTAAGTGTATACATGTATATTATCTTAAAGCATAATCCTAAACTTCAACCAGGAAAAATATTTATTCATCATATTACATTTGAAACAGCTGGTGAAGATCAATACGGATATCCTATTGCTAAATTAGATGATAATGGAGAACCAATAGTATTAGAAGTAATACCAATGCAGGTTCCTTATCTTTATGATGAGGTTATCTCTGTTATTAATTATCTCAAGGATAATCCTTACATTATTAAAAAGAAGTAGTTATGATATTTTATGAAATAAGAGAAGTCAATCCTAATTATCCAGGCCGTAATAAGATATTAGCTTATAAAGGAACTATATTATTTAGATATAAAGGTAAGTTATTATGTTATCTTAAGCCTTTAAAGAATAAATCTAAGAGTTGTGAAGATCCTAAAAATCCAGATGTATATTTACCAACTGGATTTATTGTCTGTAGAAATGATAGTCTATTGTATTATCAACATTATTTAGCTACAGGTTTTATAGACGGTTTAAAAAATATATTAGGTATAAAATCAAAACCAAAAACTGAAAATCCATTTACATGATTGTAAGATTATTTGATGTTCAGAATGGTAAAGTAATTCCTACTGAACATTGCTATACATTAAAGGCACTTAAAGATGTGATGGATAACTATCCAGATGATTATCTTAAAATATACCTTTACTTGTTTTATATGACATGTCCTAATCCAGATATGAATCCATTTTTTCATACTCCTGAAGTAGACAAAGAACATATTATTTTAAAAGAGATAGAAGCAGAGTTCTCTACAGAAGATGATGAAATACATACTGCTCTTCTATTCTGCCAAAGAATGTATGAAACTCCTACCTCTAGAGCATATAAAGGAATGGCATCTATGCTAGATAGATTAGCCAGATATATGGAGACTACACAGATTACTGCAGGTAGAGATGGAAACATTAATTCACTAGTAGCTGCAGCTAAGAACTTTGATCAGATTAGAGCATCATTCAAAGGAGTCTATAAAGACTTACAGGATGAGCAATCAAGCAAAGTAAGAGGTGGAATTGGAATGGCATATGACCAATAACTATGAGTGAGATTTATCAAGACATACCAACCTATGACAATGGAACATGGACAACAACTAGCTTTGAATCCAGACAGGACTTCAGTAACTTCATATTGGGAGTTTTCAGAGAACCTGGTAAGTACGGCTTCAACGACACTACTAATCAGATATTTATATCTGAGTCAAGAAAATTTAGAGATAACGGAGTATATTGCACTGCCCCCTTTAAGTCTAAGGACTTTATAAATTATTGGGATGACCAAAAACAAAAGTGCCGTAAAGGTATAATTGTAAAGGATGGTACCAACACATGGTTTCTTGCAAGAGAATACTACATGTGGTTAAACTTTCTACCAATCTTTAACAAAGAGATTCAGAAGTTTGGTTTTGCTGATATCAGGGATGCACAGTATCATATGGCATTATATGAGTTTTTAGCAGAGTTAAACTACAAGCATGTAGCTATCCTAAAGAAACGTCAGATTGCATCTTCTTACTACCATATGGGTAAACTCATTAACCAGCAATGGTTTGAAGCAGGGGTTACTCTAAAGATAGGAGCCAGTCTCAAAGATTATATCAATGAGAAAGGATCCTGGAAATTCTTACAAGAATACGCTGCCTTCTTAAATGAGCATACAGCATGGTATAGACCTATGTCTCCAGACAAGGTAATGATGTGGCAACAGAAGATTGAGGTAAGAAAAGGAGATAGAAAAACAGAAGTAGGTCTCAAAGGTACCATACAAGGTATGTCATTTGAGAAAGATCCTACAAATGGTGTAGGGGGTCCGGTAAAATACTTCTTCCATGAGGAGGCAGGTATTGCACCTAAGATGGATCAAACATATGAGTACATGCGCCCAGCCATGCGCTCAGGTATGGTTACTACAGGTATGTTCATTGCAGCAGGATCTGTGGGTGACTTGTCCCAATGTGAACCATTAAGAAAGATGATTACTAAACCTCATGATAATGATATCTATGAGGTAGAAACCAATCTTATTGATTCAAAAGGAACTGTAGGCATGTCAGGTTTGTTTATTCCTGAACAATGGTCAATGCCTCCTTATGTAGATGAGTATGGTAATTCACTTGTAGAAGAAGCATTAAAAGCTTTAGATGATCAGTTTGCAACCTGGAAAAAAGAACTTGATCCGGAAACCTATCAGTTGAGGATTTCTCAGCATCCTAGAAACATTCAGGAAGCTTTTGCGCATAGATCCGTATCTAAATTTCCAACACACTTAGTTGCTGCACAGCAAAGAAGAATAGAGGAAAAGGAATATGCTTATGAATTCTTAGATATTTATACAGATGAGATGGGTAAGATTGCAGTAAAGTCAACTGACAAGCAACCTATTAAAGAGTTTCCTGTAAGTAAAAAAACAGAAGATAAAACTGGAGTACTTGTTGTATGGGAAAGACCTATTAAGGAGCCTACATTTGGACAGTACTATGCATCTATTGACCCCGTGTCAGAGGGTAAAACAACAACATCAGAATCACTCTGTTCTATTTATATTATGAAAGCTCCTGTAGAAGTTACTAAAGTAACAGCAGGAGAAACGGAAACATACATAGAACCAGATAAGATTGTAGCTGCTTGGTGTGGTAGATTTGATGACATTAATAAAACTCACCAGAGACTAGAGTTAATCATAGAATGGTATAATGCCTGGACAGTAATTGAGAATAACATCTCATTGTTTATTCAGTACATGATATCAAGAAAGAAGCAAAGATATCTTGTACCTAAGAGTCAGATCTTATTCTTAAAAGATCTAGGTGCAAATGCTAACGTGTTCCAGGAGTATGGTTGGAAAAACACTGGTACATTATTTAAGGCTCACTTACTAAGTTATGCTATTGAATATTGTAAAGAGGAACTAGATGTGGAAACTAAACCAGACGGTACTATTGTAAGAACTAAGTATGGTATAGAACGTATTCCAGATCCTATGTTACTTAAAGAAATGCAAGAGTATGCAGATGGTGTCAACGTGGATAGATTAGTATCCTTTGCAGCAATGGTTGCATTCATGAGAATACAGCATGCTAATAGGGGTTATTCTAAGAGAGTTATCATGGATGATGCTTCTAAAAACTTGCAAAAGTCAGATAATTTGTTTAAATTAAATAGAAGTCCGTTCCGTAACTTAGGGATGGGCTCATCTTTTAATTCTGAAAAATTTAAAAGGTCGCCTTTCAAAAATATTAAATAAAAGCTATGCAGGTATATAACGCAATGCAATTAAAAAAGGGAGCAAAGGTTGAACACAGCCGTTTAGGTAGTGTAACTCAGCCTTTGCAATTTATTCCTAAAAAAGAAAAAGATGAGCAATGGGCTGCATGGAATTTAGATTGGCTTGAGTGGCAAGGATTAAAACAGATCCGTAGAAATGCCCGCAGATTAATGAAGAATTATAAGCTGGCAAAAGGTATTATTGACCGTTCAGATTACATAGTTGAAGAGAATAATGAATACAGAGACATTGTAGAAACACTTACAAAAGAAGATACCTCAGCACTGGAGCTTAAATTTTATCCAATCATTCCAAATGTTATTAATGTTTTAGTAGGAGAGTTTGCTAAAAGATCTACTAAACTTACATATAGAGCTGTTGATGATGTTTCATATAATGAAATGTTAGAACAGAAAAGAGCTTTAGTTGAAGAAACGCTAATGGCTGATGCTCAGACTAAAATTATTTCAGCACTTATTCAACAAGGACTTGACCCTAATTCACCAGAAGCACAACAGCAATTAGACCCACAAAAAATTAAATCTTTACCAGAGATTGAAAAGTTCTTTCAAAAGGACTATAGATCTATGATTGAGCAGTGGGCTACACATCAACATAAAGTAGATGTGGAAAGATTTAGAATGGATGAGTTAGAAGAAAGAGGTTTCCGTGATATGCTTATTACAGATAGAGAGTTCTGGCATTTCCGCATGATGGAAGATGACTATGAAGTAGAACTCTGGAATCCTGTAATTACATTCTATCATAAATCTCCGGATAATAGATATATCTCTCAAGGTAACTGGGTAGGTAAAACAGATATGATGACTCCATCTGATGTTATTGATAAGTTTGGATACTTGATGACAGAAGAACAAATGGAAGCTCTTGAAGCAATCTACCCTATTAGATCTGCTGCATATAACATTGGAGGTCTACAAAATGATGGATCTTTTTATGATGCTACAAAATCTCATGATTGGAATGTCAATATGCCATCATTAGCATATAGACAATACACCTCATTTATGGGCGGTAATGTATTAGATGGTTCTGATATCATTACACAAATTTTAGCTGAAGGGGAAGATTACTATGATCAAGGTACTGCATTCTTATTAAGAGTTACTACAGGTTACTGGAAGTCTCAGAAAAAGGTAGGTCACTTAACTAAGATTTCTGAAACCGGAGAAGTAATGACAGAAATTATTAGTGAAGACTATAGTGTTTCTGATAAGCCAATTTATGATACCAGATTATATAAAAACAGAACAAGAGATAATCTAGTATATGGAGAGCATATTGACTGGATCTGGATCAATGAGGTTTGGGGTGGTGTAAAGATTGGACCAAACATTCCTTCATTCTGGGGTATGAATAACCCCGGAGGATTTACTCCTATCTACATTGGTGTAGATAAACATAAAATTGGCCCATTAAGATTTCAATTTAAAGGTGATCAAAGTTTATATGGTTGTAAGTTACCTGTAGAAGGATCTGTATTTACAGATAGAAATACTAGATCAACAGCTCTATTAGATTTAATGAAACCATATCAGATTGGATACAACATTGTAAACAATCAGATTGCAGACATCTTAGTAGATGAGTTAGGTACAATCATTATGCTTGACCAGAATACTTTACCTAAGCACTCTCTTGGAGAAGACTGGGGTAAAGGAAACTATGCTAAAGCATATGTTGCAATGAAGAACTTCCAGATGTTACCATTGGATACTTCTATTACAAATACTGAGAATGCATTAAACTTCCAGCATTTCCAAAAACTTGATTTATCTCAGACAGAGAGATTAATGTCAAGGATACAATTAGCTAATCACTTTAAGCAACAAGCATATGAAGTAATTGGTGTAAATCCACAAAGGATGGGACAACAGTTATCTCAGATGACTGCTACAGGGGTAGAACAAGCCGCTGCAGCCTCTTACGCGCAGACAGAGGTATTCTTTATCCAGCACTGTGATTACTTAATGCCTAGGGTACACCAAATGCGTACAGACTTAGCACAGTATTACCATTCTACTAAACCTTCTTCAAGACTTACATACATCACAGAAGCTGATGAAAAAGTAGCATTCCAAATAGAAGGTACAGATCTTCTTATGAGAGATCTTAATATCTTCTGTAGTACTACTGCAAATCATAGAGCTGTTCTTGAACAGTTAAAACAAATGGCTATTCAAAATAATACTACCGGAGCTTCTATCTATGACCTTGGTAAGATTGTTCAATCTGATTCAATTGCTGAAATTAATACTGTTCTCAAAATGTCAGAACAAAAACAACAGCAACAGAAACAGCAAGAAATGCAACAACAACAGCAAATGCAACAAGAGCAACTTGCTTCTCAAGAGAAACAAAAACAGATGGATATCCAGGCTGCTGCGGAAAGAGATGACAAGATGATCCAGAAAGATATCACAGTTGCTGAAATTAAATCTGCTGGATATGGCTCAATGGTTGACCTTGATCAAAATCAAATGTCTGACTACAGAGATGCTATGAAAGAAATCCGTGCAACTGAACAGTATCAAGCACAAACAGATCTTCAGAGACAAAAGCAAAGTGATGATATGGTTAAGCATTCTCAGAAGATAAGTATGGAACAACAGAAGTTACAAGCACAACAGGATATTGCAAATAAACAGCTTGAAATAGCAAGAGTCAACAAAAATAAATATGACTCTAAATCTTCTGATAAAAAGAAAAAATAGGTTTAGCTATATAGTGCGAAAAATTAATTTTTGACTTTTAAATTTCCCAAGTTTATTTAGTATATTAAAGTATAACATAAAACCAACAAGATGCATGAACCAACAAAAAATCCTGAAGATGATCAGGTACTAGACACTACAACGGTAGGTCAAGTAGATATAGACATTGATTCAATCTTTGGTATGCCTGGTGCAGATAGTATAATGCTACCTGATGACCAAGCAGAGCCAGAAAAAAAATCTGTTTTTTCAGCGGAACAAACAGACATGACGTTCTTTGACAATCCAACAGCTAAAACTCCTGAAGAAAGGAAAGAAGCTGAGGAAAAAAAGATAGAAGTTGAGGAGACAATCAATGAACTTGATAATCTTATCTCTCAAGCAGAAGATGCTAATGGCAAAGGAAGACCTAAAGTAGATAAGTCAGGTCTTGCAGAGTTAGCACAAAAGATGATTGAGGAAGGTACCTTAATGCCTTTTGATGATGATAAACCACTAGAGGAATATACTACAAAAGATTTCCGTGAGTTATTTGAAGCTAACTTTCAAGAAAGAGAGAATAAGGTAAGAGAGGACACTCCAAAAGAATTCTTTCAGTCTTTGCCACAAGAACTTCAGTATGCTGCTAAGTATGTAGCAGATGGAGGGCAAGACTTAAAAGGTTTATTTAGAACCCTTGCACAAGTAGAAGAGATTAGAGATCTAGATCCTTCTAATGAATATGATCAAGCAGAGATTGCAAGACAGTATTTATATGCAACAGGATTTGGAAGTGCAGAAGAGATTGAAGCTGAAGTTGAAGACTATGCAGAATTAGGAAGACTTGCACAAAAAGCTCAGCAGTTCAAACCGAAGTTGGACAAAATGCAAGAAGATATTGTAAATAGACAACTTGCAGAACAAGAGTATAAGAGACAACAACAAGCCCAACAAGCAAAAGCATACCAAGACAATGTGTATAACACACTTGCAGTTGGAGAACTTGGTGGAATTAAACTTGATAGAAAGGTGCAAGGTCAATTATATTCTGGATTAGTTCAACCTAACTATCCTTCAATTTCTGGAAAACCTACAAACCTACTTGGACACTTGTTGGAAAAGTATCAGTTTGTAGAACCAAACCACGGATTAATTGCAGAAGCACTGTGGTTATTATCTGACCCTGATTCTTATAGAAATAAAGTAAGAGATCAAGGTGCAAAACAAACTGTAGAAAAAACAGTAAGACAGTTGAAAACAGAAGAGTCAAGAAAAATGGGATCATCAACACAAGATGAACCTGAACAAAGAAGAACTGCTCCTGCGAATAGACAACAAAGAACCATCTCTAGACCAAACAATTTGTTCAAGAGATTTTAATTAGTAACAATTTAAATAAATAAATACAAATGGCAACTCCAGTTTTAAACAATGGTATATTCCTTAGGGATACCGCTTACAACGCAAGTTCCCATGTGGATTCTTACCACTTGGTGAACATGCTGAAAGATGCTGAACCAATGGATCTTGGTCCAGTGGATCTATGGGCTATGGCTCAAAAGGTAGAAATGCCTCTTTATCAAATGTCATCATTTGGTGGTAAGAATGTTATCAATGTAGATAACGCACGTGGGGAATATAGATGGCAGACTCCTGTATCTATTGACCTTCCTTACATCATTGAGGATATTGAACCAGACAATGAGTTCAAAGGTATTGAAGGTACTACTTTCCGTATCAAATTAAACCGCAGAGAGTTTGGACATGGTGATATCATCACTTATGACAAATACAACGGTGTTGAGATGTACATTACACAAGAAGACATTCTTCCTATTGGTGATGGTTTCATCTATACAGTACAATTGGTAAACAATGATAACTACAAATACATTGACAACAAGTATTTGAGCAATGGTACCAAAGTATTCCGTAAAGGTTCTGCAAGAGGTGAGTATGGTGAGAGATTCTCTGACATTACTACAAGAACTGGTTTCCGTGAATTCTACAACTTTGTAGGTGGTGCTGAAGCTCACGTTCACTATTCAGTATCTAGCCGTGCTGACTTGATGATCAAAGGTGGTATGAATGCAGATGGTACAGTTCCTGTAACTGAGATCTGGAGAACATTTGACAAAAA